GATTTGAGAAACGGAATCAAAATTGAAATCGTTGACAGAAATAAGGTCTTGAATACCTAAATTTAAAACAATACGATTTTTATCTATAGTGTACATATCACTATTCAGGGGCAACAACTTTTCGTTGTCTGAAACAAATAGGTACATACTCTGAATCTTCAGCGGTTCATATACTGGATACGCCACTATTTCTCCTTGGAAAAATACTGGTCGAAGAATCTCACTAAAATACTCTTCAAGTTGTGTGAGGATAATTCTATCCATAAATCCCAGTTTATCAATTCCACGCGTGGTAATAGAAGCGGTACCACGATTCACTTCACTCCAATCTAAATACTGCTTCTTGGAATCCATATGTTGAGCGATGAGACGCGTTTCGGTTCGGTCAACAAAAATCCACCCTCTGCCTAAACAGTTCTTACATGTTGAAAGTGCTTGTCCGGAGCTCTTATCAGCACATGGACAACGTAACGCTCTATCTATATAGGCGTCATATCCTTGAGTTTGGATTAGTGTTTCAAAGCGGTCAACGTTCCAACCTACTCGCGGCGTCATAGATGCCGGAGGGGTTTGAAACGCTATTGCCTTATCAGTTATTATGCTTTTTCCTGACATATGTGTTACAAAACTTCGAAGGAAATGCCCCTATACTTACTCTTGAGAATTGGCAGTAGGCGATTATTCATATCGTCTATGTAAGTTTTAATTCTTCCTGCAAACAATCCCCCCTGACCACTGCGTGTGAGAGGGGTGTTTTGATTTACACCATCAAGTGAAATACTCAAAGATGAAACGCCCACTCCATATAGAATATCGCCTATGACCGCCAGAACATTGATTGCAGCTGCTTTAGCAATAAATTCTAAGAGGTCTCCCGGAATCTTATCCCACCCTGTAACATAGCGCGGACGCCAATAGTTAGGAATATACGATTGACCAAACCAACCAAGATGGGGACTCAATCCATTATATATCAAAGAATTCTGAGTCATGTGTGCCCCATCCTTACTGCCCGTATTAGGTATCAGGTACACGTTGCGATATACCGCCACATCTTCTTGTTTCTTAATCGATAACCATTCTCGGGGATATGTTATCTGACAAACGCCGTTTATCCACCCCTCAAGATTATCAATATATACAATTGGATACATCGTTTTAATATATCCCCAAGACATAAAGTCTTGACGAATAAAATCGCGATTCTCTTCTATGACTTGTTTTAACAACTTAAGACTAAAGAGATTCTCAACTGTAGTTTGAGCGCTCAATATATATTGAAGAATAGCCGACGAAGACATCTTCGTTCCGTCTGTAGAACACATAGGAACACCGAATAGATAATTCTCTCTCAATTCGGTAGGAGAGAGAACCGCCCCAGTGTTTTTATTGTATTTTATTTTAAGTCTTAAAGTTGGCATATCAAAACAAATGTATCCAATTGTATTTTTTCAATTACTCCTCATATTCTTCTGAATCAGCTATTGCTTCGTCATACTTCTTAAGGATATAGGCGGAAAGAAGCGCTTTTGACAAGTTTCCCCATTCCTCCTCAGGAAACTCAGCCTCAACACACATTTCTTTGAGTTCAGCAATCTTAGCAGACTTTACTTTCTTTTCAAGAAGCGTGCGCTCAGATTCCTCAGCATTTTCTGTGCCTATTTCGGATGTTTCATCCTCAGGCTCTGTAGTTACCTCTTCTGATAAAATCTGGTACTCCCAGTCGGTAGGCAGTTACCTCTTCAATCGGTTTAGTCGCGTACTCCCAGTCATTAGTGTTCTTTACAAGACACAAAGCGCATTGAGTGGAAACTTCTACCTCACCATTAGCATCGATAGTTATAAGACCATCAATAGGAACAATCAACTTCATTGAAGCGATGTTCGGATTTTTTGCTTTAATTTTCATTACAATTTTACTATTAAAGAAAAAGGGGGATGGGGCACCTACCCCACCCCCGATTTTCGCATTAACACACTATGAAACTTTTAACGTGCTGTTCCTATGTTTACGAAACGAACCATTTTCTTCGGAGCATACAGGAATGGAGTACCATAAAGCAATACCATAAATCTGAATGCTGGAGAAAAAACCGCCAAATCCATCTTCATGAGCGGAGCCAACTGAGCAAACTCAACAACCTCGTTATCGAATTGCAGAAGCATAGCTTGGTCGCAGTCAGGAAGGAAGTGGTTGACGTCACGAATAAGTCCAGCAGAAGCGCCGTCGTAACCAGCAGTCTGCTCAGAAACACTTACCTCAAACAAAGGATAGAACTCGCCAGTTGCTGTTCCTCCGACCTTTGTACGATAGATGCGGAAAGCAGTAGCGGCATTGGTACCAACTCCAGCAGCAAATTTAAGGTCAACTGCACAACCCGCAACAATAGCAGCAGGAGCGGTGCTATAGATAGCAAGCTGAGATTCACCGAAGCGGTTGATAGCAGAAACGGCGTAATATACGTTTCCAGCATCAGCGGTCTTAAACTTCGAAGCAGCAATTGTGTTCTGAACCTCGATAGGCTTGGTTCCATCCCAAACAGGAGTAGCAGGAGCCTTTTGACTCGTAGCGGCACTCTTTGCATTCTTAGAAGGGAGTTTCTTGAAGAATACATCGTGGTTGAGACCTATCTGACCAAACTGAGAATCGAACGCCTGAACACGCTGACCCATAATACCATTGCTAAGAGCAGGAGTATTCGGTTGGATGAACTTGTTTCCATAGAAATTCTTTACGAAGTTACTCAAAACAGCAGGAGCGCCGTAAATCTGAGTACCAAGTCCATAATTCTCTACGATAGCGTTAGCGGCAGACTCAATTGCATCCTCAGTAAGAGAACCTCCACGAAGGTCAATGACGTGCTGAGAAGTCATGTAGTCGTCGTAAGAAGCCCAAGCACCACTCTCTTGCTGCTGAGCAAGGAATCCGTTGAACTGCTCCGGAACGAGTTTTTCGTTACCAAAATAAAGTCCTTGGTTGAGGGTACGAAGAATCCACATAGTTCCGTCCTTTATGGTACGCTCCATAATAGAGCCAACCATAGTATTAACGAGGGTCATCTGGTGAGTAACGCTCTTAGTAACACCAAGGTATTTCACCAACTGAGCCCTACGAACGAATATTGAATCCTCCTCCTCAGGAAGTTCGCCCTCGCGATTCCAACCGCCGCGATTTGCACCATAACTGGTTTGCTGGTTGTACTCTTCGACAGTGTTATACGCAGGCTTCTTTGGCAAATCCTTCCAAAGACGAACATCACTCTCACGGAAAGTAAGGTGTTTAAGCGTCTTCTCGAGAGATTCAACCTTAAGAGGAGCACCTGACGCAGTTGTCAGGTCGGTGGTATCACGACCAGTGATTTGTTCAGCGGCAAGAGCCTTGTTGAGCGCATCAACATTAGCCATTGAACCCTCTCCCACGTGAAGACCATCTTGCTGTGCGGCATAGCCGTAATCAGCCAAATTGATTGATAATCTTTCCATTGTTCAAAATATATAAGAAAATTATTACTTAACGATTTCTACACCATATTCGTTTTTCATACGAGCAATTATGTTTGATGGGAGATTATGAATCGCTTCAAACGCCGTACAAGCCTTTGAAAATTCCTCATCATATCCCTTTGCAAAAGTTGCTTGGTCAAGAAGTTCCGCAACTTGGTTAGGATTCTTGCTCATAGAAACTACATTAGAATTCGGTTGAGACTCACCTCCCATTACATCAATGTCTTGACCCTTTGAAAAAGTTCTTTCTACTGGTCTTGCATGACTGAGTGATTTTGGTGCAGGTGTAGAGTTGCCAAATTCTTCCATTTTTTCTGAGAGAATAGAAATGGTTTCTTCTTGAGCCTTATTGATTTCCATCAATTCATTTATACGCTCGTTAGCTAAATCAAGAGCCTCAGTCGCCTTTTCAAGTTTCTGAGTACTATCTTTAACCATAACCCCAAGAGCACGAATGTACTTGGCGTTAATCTGATGTGAAGCGGCAATAGCCTTTTCGATTCTGTCGAAACGATTTCCTCCCTCTGCCTTCTTCACCTTGCCTTCTGAAACTTCATCCTCTTCCTCGTCCTCAACGTCTTCCTCAGAAAGAGATTTTGGCTCATCGCCCTCCTTGTCACTTCCTTTCTTAGAATCCGTTTTTTCCGTTAGCTCTTTTGTTGCAGCACCGCCATCGGCGTCACAACCCTTTTCGATGTCAGACGATTCGATATTCAGCCCAAGAGCCTCATATGCTTTCGTTATGTCATCTTCGGTGATTTGAGATTTACCTTTCATATTCGTAAATTTTTGTAACATTAAAAAAATTTGTTCTGCTTTTTTGATACTAATACCTGGAATGTCTTTGAAAAGTTTCTCAAGAACTTCCGCCTTTGAGAAAGTAGTAATCTTTAACTTATCATCAACAGATTCTTTTTTAAGAGCTGAAGCGTTTTCGGTGTCAAGTGCCTTTTCTTCGATTTCTTCAAGTTTGAAACCAAGAACTTCCGCGCTTAAACGACCGTATAAGTCCAAATCCTTCGCTTTGTTTTTTAGCGTGCAGC